ATGGACACACTCAAAGCACCAAAAAAGCCAGCCCAAAAGGACTGGCACTGGGAAGACATCAAGGCGGCACTGCGCAAGGTTGAGGGCAGCTTTGACGCCTTTGCAGCGAAGCACAACCTGAGCCGGAGCGCGGTAACCAACGTAAAGCGCCGCCGCTACCCGCATGTTCAGCGCCTGATCGCCGAAGCGATCGGAACCCCACCCGAACACATCTGGCCGAGCCGCTACACCGCCTGCAATTGTAGTGCGTGCGGCAGCGTTCTGACACATCCGAGCATGGAACGGTCTGGTGGCTGTAGGTCATTCCGGAAATCCGTTGCTGAAGTTGGTGACGCCAGTCTGGACCGGGCTGCGGCCTGAGCGCCAGTTCGGCGATTGGAAGCGTCAGAACAAGGAGAGATCCAGATGGAAGCCGTTCAGAGGAAGTCCCCGGAACCGATGGGTTCCAACAGAACCGAGAGCACCCGCTCCAGCGTCCTGCGGGTGCGCTACACGGTCACCTACAAGAAAGAGCCGCTGGCCTGCATGAACCTGCCCGGCGAGGATGCCGAGCTGACCCCGGAAGCACTGCGCTCGCTCGCCGCCGCGCTCCTCCAGGTTGCCGACGACTGCGAAGCGCTGCATGCGCAGGTCGTCCGCTACGGCTCGACGAAGCGGGAGTATGTCGTGTCTCCCGCCATCTCCTGCAGGTGCCTGTGATGGTCGCGAGAACCTGGAAACCGATTCGGCCGGCGCACTCGATCGGCCACGCGAACGAGCTGTGCCTGGGCGAGGCGCTCAAACGCCGCAACCGCGGCATCAAGACGGTGGCCGGTCTGATGGGCGTCAAGCAGGACACCCTCTACAAATGGCTGGCCGAGGACCGCACGCCGGTCTGCGCCGTGGCGCCCTTCGAGAACGCCTGCGGCGCGCACTACCTGACGGACTACCTGTCCGCCCAAGCTGGGCGCCTGGTCGTCGCGATGCCGTCGGGCCGCGCCACCACCATGGACCTCGCCGCCCTGCAGGTGCTCAACGGCGAAGTTTTGACGCTACTGATGCGCTGCTACCAGAAGCAATCCACCCCGCAGGAGACCGCCGATGCGCTGACGGGCCTGATCTGCGAGCTGGCGTTTCACCGGGCGAATGTGGCGCGGATGGATGCGCCGGAACTGGACCTGTTCGGGAGTGAAGAATGAACTCACCCCAGAGTAACTACGGCTGCTTTATGAAGAAGAAGCAGAATGCAATGAACAGTGCTGCGTGCAGCAGCATCGTGGCGCCGAATCCACTCAGCGGCTCTGAACTATGTGCGCTAAAGCCGACAGTCCAAGTATCAAGCAAGGCGATCGCCAGACACAGCGCCGGCATGATCCTCTTGGACATGATCCGTATCCATGGCTGGAGGTTTTGGGCGTTTTCGGCCTTGTCTTCCTTCGCCGGAATGATCCCTACGTTCTTCGGGGATGAGTCGCGTGTTTTGACTTGCGCAGCTTTCAGCGTGATTAACGCTGCAGCGATCGTTGAAATGGCTGTTGCTAATCTGGCGGTGAAGTCTAACCAGTCCATGAGAGTTTCTCCTGTGTCGGTAGGTGGTCAGCAGATTGGATGCCTGCACAGCCATTCTACGGCGGGAGAATCTCTCACCCCTTCGGGTGGAGGTCGGCGATGAGCGCCGGAATGTGGGTCTCCGCCCAGCAACTGGCAGGCCTTCCGGGCATGCCGAAGACCGATCGCGGTGTGCGCATCGCCGCCGCATCGGAATGCTGGGAGTCCCGCGACAAGGCTCGCGGGAAGGGACTTGAATACGCAGTAGGCGGCCTGCCTGCAGAGACGAGAAAGGCTCTGCAGGCAGCGAAGATCCAGGGGGCCTTGACTGAAGCGGGAACAGAAGCCGTGGCCGCTCCTATCTCGGTGGTCGTCCGCCGGGAAGAGGATCTGACCGACGCTGAGCGCTTGGCCCGCGATGCGCGCAATGGCGTCAAAACCGCGATCCGACGCATGCAGGAGGAGTCGGGGTGTTCGCAGTCCGCCGCGATGACGACCTTGCTGACCGTTGCCCGCGCCGGGCGCGTTGAACCGACGCTCGACAAGATGCTGCGCCTGGCGCGCGACACTCGCGGCCGCGCGGGGGATGGGTATCCCTCCGAGCGCACGCTCAAGCGCTGGCTCTCCGCCTCCGATCTGACACCCAAGCATCCCCGCAAGGATGATTCGGTGCCCGCTTGGGCGCCGTCCTTCCTGTCTTTCTGGCAGCAGCCGCAGAAGCCCTCGGTCGAGGACGCCTATCGCCGCTTCGTTGAGACGCTGCCGTCAAACGAGCGCCCGAGCATTCACCAGGTGCGCCGTTTTTTGACGCGGCTGGGCGCGGTGACCCGCGAGCGCGGCCGGATGGGGCCGAGAGAGCTGAAGAACATCAGGCCCTTCGTTCGCCGCGACTTCTCGCTGCTGGAACCCAACGATGTTTGGACGGCCGACGGCCATACCTTCGATGCCGAAGTTCAGCACCCATTTCACGGACGGCCTTTCCGGCCGGAGATCACGACCTTCATCGACATTGCCACTCGGCGCGCTGTCGGCTGGAGCGTGGATCTGGCGGAATCGACTTTCGCGGTCGCCGATGCGCTGCGCTACGGCGTCGAGCGCGAGGGAATCCCGGCCCTGATCTACGTCGACAACGGCTCGGGCTACCGGAATGCGGCCATGAGCGATGAGGCCACGGGCCTTGTCGGGCGGATCGGCAGCACGATCACGCACTCGATCCCCTACAACTCGCAAGCGCGCGGCGTCATCGAACGCTCGCACCAAACGATCTGGATCGCTGGCGCGAAGCTGCTGCCGTCCTTCATCGGTGCCGCGATGGACCGTGAAGCGCGCTTGCAGCAATTCAAGCTGACGCGCCGCGCGCTCAAGCAAGGCGGCGCGATGCCCCTGATGCCCTGGGATTTGTTCGTTCAGTTCGCCGAGCAGCGCATCGCTGAATACAACGCCCGGCCGCACCGCAGCCTGAAAGGGCTCTCGCCGGACATGTGCCTGGCCGGATTCAAGGCCCGGGACTGGAAACCGGACATGGTTTCCGAGGAGATGCTGAAGACGCTGTTCCGACCACGCGTCAAACGCACGCTGGCCCGCGCGGAGATCCAGCTCTTCAACAACCGCTACTACGCCCGCGAGCTGGAAGAGTTCCACGGCAGCGAAGTGCACATCTCCTACGACATCCACGACGCGTCAAAAATCTGGGTGTACCTGCCCGACGGCCGACTGCTGGCAACAGCCGAAGTCAATGGCAACCGGAAGCACTACTTCCCGGTCCCGGTCGTCGAGCAGGCCAAGCAGAAACGCGCCAAGGCGCGTCTGGGCCGCATCGACGAACACCGCGAGGAAGTGCTGGCCGAGCTGAACGGCTCTCCGGCGATCTCTGTCGGGCAAACCAGCACGGTCGTGATCGGTGGCCGGGTCATTCAGCCCGAGGAAATGCTCGCCGCCCAGCCCGTGCTGGTCGAAGACTCAGCCGAAATCCTGCCGAAGGCGATCCCGACTCTCCTGCGCAAATCGCCTGAAGTGCCGCGCAGCAGCCGGTCGGCCGCGGAGAACCACTCTGAGTGGGCCGAGCTGTCCGCTGCCGCAGAACGCGGCGAGGTGCTCTCGACCCAGGACGCCCGCTTCCTTGAGTCCTGGCCGAAGTCGAGCCAGGGCCGGACCTACCTGAAACGCACCGCTTAACGAAAAAGGCCGGCGTTAGAGCGCCGGCCGCCCAGCAACTTTCCACGGAAGCAAAGGCAGTAGAAAAATGACACGAAACGCTGAGATCCACAACCTTTCGCTGGTCCGCACCGCAGCCGACCGCCTCGCAACGCGCACGGTGAGCCTGCCCGGCATCGCCGTGCTGTATGGCCCAGCCGGCTACGGAAAGTCGACGGCCGCGCTGGCCGTGGCGAACGAAAACCGGAGCTACTTCGTGCAGATGCGCTCCGCCTGGAGCCGCAAGTCAATGCTCGAGAAGATCCTGATCGAGATGAGCATCAAAGCCTCCGGGACGATCCCGGCGCTGCTCGACCAGGTGTGCACCCAGCTCGCGGCCAGCGGCCGGATGTTGATCATCGACGAGTTCGACTACTGCGTGAAGTCGGACGCGATGATCGAGCTGGTGCGTGACATTTACGAGGGCAGCCAGGCGACGCTTCTGCTCCTGGGCGAAGAGATGCTGCCGCAGAAGCTCAAGAAGTGGGAGCGCTTCCATAGCCGAGTTCTGAGCTGGATCCCGGCTCAACCGATCAGCATCGCCGACGCTCGGATGCTGGCTCCGATCTACTGCCCCGACTGCTCCGTCTCGGACGATCTGCTCGAACACCTGGTCAAGATCTCCGGCGGCAGCGTGCGCCGCGTCAGCGTCAATCTGGCCGGGATCTCCGAGGCCGCAGCGCTCGAAGGCTGGGATCGCGTCTCCCGCAGTGACTGGGGAGACCGTCCGCTCTACACCGGCGAAGCGCCGCGCCGGGGGGCTTGAGATGCCAAGGGAGTCCGCCATCGAGCTGGCAAACGGAAAAGGCAAGCGTCAGCGCGCCTGGGAGGCGATCCGCGCGAAAAAGGGGGGCGAATGGACGCGCACCATGATCGCCCGAGATGCCTGCATCGAGCTCTCTGGCTTCGATTGCTACCTGAAGGGGCTGGTCGCGTCCGGGACTGTCCGTGTCTCCCGGACGGAGAAGGTTCAGGGCAACGGTGGAGCCGCCGCGCTGACCAACTGGCATGTGTTGGTCAAGGATTGTGGCGTCGAGGCTCCGCGCCTGCGCCAGGACGGATCGGAAGTAACCATTGGGCGCGCCCAGGAGCAGATGTGGCGTGCGCTGCGAATGCTCAAGGGCGATACCAACAGCGTAGAGCTGGCCGCCCATGCCAGCACGGCCGAGATCCCGGTCGCAGTGGCGGCGGCAAGGTTCTACCTCTTCGCGCTCAACCGGGCCGGATACCTTGAAGTGACGGAGCCTTGCTGCAAGCGTGCGACCGCGACGCAGCGGGCGAAACTGGCCCGGTACCGTCTGAAAGCCTCGCGCAACACGGGACCGAAGCCGCCAATGCTCTGCCGAACCTCGGCGGTTTTTGACGCCAACGAGAACAGGGTTGTCTGGACCGCGCCTATGACCGAGGAGGACGTGATCTATGCACGCTGATCAACGTCTAGCTCCCTCTGATATTGAGCGGGCTCGCAGCATCGCTGCGGCGGCAGTTCACAACGATCCGCGAGGCTGTGCTGGCGTCGCTGATCGCTGCGGCGCCACACGGTCGGCAATCTCGATGTTCAGCCGCGGGAAGTACCCAGCCGGCGAGCAGCACCTGGCTCGCCAGATTCTGATCGCTCTGGACGGCTGGACCTGCCCCTACACCCAGGCCCACATCACGCCGCAGGACTGCCGCGCAATCGCCCTTGCTCCGGCTCCCACACACAACCCGGCCCGGATGACGCACTGGAGGGCATGTCTGCATTGCCCTGGTCGTCCGGAGCCCCTGAAGGAGGACTGAGATGCAATCGAACCTGACTCCGCGTGTTTTCTATGAGGTTGCAGTCATACGCCTCTGTCGCCAGAACCGGTTGCTGCGTGAGCTCAGAGGCATGGGCTGTTCGGTCATTGGCGCGAAGCTCGATTCGGATCTGACGCTCGAAGTCGCTCCGGCTGCGGGCCAGATCCTGCGCCGCTCCGCAGCGCACGGAGGAATCTTGATGCAACGCATCGATGCCGACCGGCACCTCGCCAGCGTGTCTCTGCGGGGATGCCGTGTGCAGTGGGTGGAGTTCGCACGATGAGCTCGATCAAGCGCGACTCCACCCGCGGTCAGATTCTGATGGCTCTGCGTGCAGGCCCGATGGACTCCGAGCAAGCAAGGCTCCGCTGGGGCAACTACAGCGGGAACGATTTCACCGCTCTGGTCGCCGAGGGGTTTGTGCGGCGCACTCCTGGCGGCTCGTATCTGATCACCGACGAGGGGCTGAAGGTTTGCCCGAATCGTCGCAAGTCCGAATCAACATCCTCAAAACCAACCACGAAGGAGAACTGCGTGATGGCACGCGTGCGAGTCCCTGGCAACACCCTGCAATCCTGGTCCGATGTCGATCAGGCTCTGTCGAAAATTGGTGAGATCGATCGCGAGCTGGCTCTGCTGGAAGCGAGCCAGCAAGAACAGATCGACCGGATCAAGGCAAGCATTAAGGCCTGCGCAGAGCCGTTCCAAAGCAAGAAAGCGGTTCTGGAGCAATCGGTTCAGCTCTACGCAGAGAACAACCAGGCCGAGTTCCGGACCAGCAAAACCAAGGTTCTGACCTTCGGCTCGGTCGGTTTCCGCCTCTCGACCAAGGTCACCTTCAAGCGCGGCGTCGACGTTGTCCAGGCGCTCAAGGATTTGGGCCTGGCGCACTGCATCCGCGTCAAGGAAGAGGCTGACAAGGAGGCGATGAAGAACCTGCCGGCCGAGACGCTGGCCGAGTGCGGCGCGAGCCTGCGCACCGAAGACACCTTCGGCTACGAGATCAACCGTGAAAAGCTCGCGGAGGCGGCATGAACTCCCGCCTTGTTGTAACGCGCGGCCGCAATGGCACCACGGTGCGGGCGACCGGAGCCGCTGCTGATCTGCTCTTCGCTGCGATCGCGAGAAGCGTTGGGCGTGAAGTGGCGAAACCCGAGCCGTCTGGCCTTCGCGTGGATGTATCCATCCAGCCCAAGCACCGACTGAGTTTCTTCGAATACCTGGAGCAGGTGCGCGTCGAGCTGGTGAGAACACATCGTCTCCGTCTCGACGTCGCAAACGCGAGGATGGACCGCGATCTCAATGGGATCCGCGACGGATTTCAGACGGAAGTCCCGGCGCACTTCATCGCGGCCGCGATCGCACAGGACTGAGCCGCCTGGCTCGATGGCCCCGCGTCAAAACGGGGTCATCCGACAAGGCGACTTGACCATGAAGGAGACCCTGATGGCTTTGAGCAAGGAAGAGTGGGCTGGCGTTGAGAAGACCCTGTCCGGATTTGGAAGCGTCCGACTGACCTGCGATGGATACAGGGTGGATGCGACCGTCGAGAAAGTCTCCGCGATGAAGCTGGGAATCGTCGTCTATGTCAATGGCTTGTGGAAGGGAGCATGGATGAGGGGCGAAGCCGAAGAGGCCAAGAAGTTCTTCCGGCCGGTAAAACGTTTCCTGCATACGCCCAAGCAGCGGGAAGAACTCTTGAAGCTCTCGCGCATGCGCGGAATGCCTGTCCAGGATCGAAAGCATTTTGCTGACAGAGCGGTTGCTACGACGACGATTTGGCATCCCGACTGGACCAACGCGAAGGCCTTCTGCCGGAACCTGCGCAAGACCTGCCAGAGCATTGAGTTGTGCCAGGGGGAAGCCTGAGATGGCCTCCGTCGCCGCGCAACTCGCAGCCCGTCGCCGGGCGATCTTCGCGGCCTGTCGGCAGCTTGGCATGGACGATGAAACCCGTCACGCCATGCTACGAAAGGTTGCCGGCGTCGAATCGACGCGGGATCTCGATTTGAGGGGATGCGCGTCCGTGCTGGAGCACCTGCGCCGTGCGGGGGCTGCCCGTTCGCCCAAGGCGAAGGGCGTCGGCGAGTATCCCGGCACCCCGACGAAAGTTCGCCGAGAAACTGGTGCGCTGATCGACAAAATCGAAGCGCAGCTTGCCGACATGAAGCTCTCATGGAACTACGGCGTGGCGATTCTTCGGCGCGTCTCTGGGGGCTGGCAGAAGGAAGGCCAGCTCGGCAAGGAATGCTTCGAGTTCGCGACGCGCGAGGATCTGATGAAGGTCGTCGCGGCGCTCGCCTATGAGCTGAAAAAGCGCGCAATGCTGGAAGAGGTTTCCTGCCTGCTCGCCGATCGCGGTCTGACCCTGGACGATGCACCGAAGCTTTTGCCCGGTCTTCGCGATGGCTGGCAGCGCAGCACCCCCTCGCTTCGCGCCCTGCGGGTTCGCCTGCAGCCGATGCCAGCAAAGCCGATCTGACACGGAGGATTGCAATGAGCGGCGCCAATACCCCCCTCATCCCGGATGCCTACCCTGAGCTGCTCGCCGACCTGGTTGTGCAACTCGGGCGTCAGCTCGAAAAAACAGGGATCGCCGCAGAGCGCGCCGGTGCGATCGCGTTTGCGGTAGCAGAACACGCACGCGAGCACTGGAGCGGGTTTCCGATCTATGTACCGCTGGACGATCAAGCCGCTCCCGAGCAAAGCGGGGATCTCTTCGGGGGCGAGCATATCGGAGCAGATCCGGCCGCATCGCAGTCTGAAGACCTTTACCCTGCGCTGCTTGCGGACTTGGCTCGCGAGCTGACTGCGCACCTGGTCAAAGAGGGAATCGACGAGCTTACCGCTCGCGCGAACGGTCCCCGGCTGTCGCAGTACATTCGACGCCACTGGGGTGGCCAGAGCATCTATATCCCGCGCGGAGTCGCCTATGTTTCTGACGAACGCGCGCGGCGCATGTTCGAGAAGTTCCGCGGGAACAACCATGTTCAGCTCGCGCGCGAGTTCGGCGTTTCGGTGATCTGGGTCTATAAGACGGTCGCCCGGCAGCGCGCCAAAGTGATTGAGAAGGTTCAGGGAAAACTGTTCTGATGACCCTTGCCTCCCCCAGAAAGCCCCGCCGAGCGCGGGGCTTTGTCTGTAAACCCGTTTAGCAGACCGTCCCGCAGCAAAGCCCGAAGATCACAAGCATGGAAGCCCCCGCCGGGGGCCGTTACTGGAGACATCCATGCTTCGTTCTTTCTTCTCGCGCATTTACGCGAGCCTTGTTTCGCAGCATATGGCGCCGTGGCTGTGGGTGAGCGTGATCCTGACGATTGCAATCGCGGTCTTCGCGCCGCAGCAACTGCGGGTCACCCTGTACAAGCTCTCGCTGATCACCACCGCTGCCTGGGTCGCGTACTGGATCGACCGCGCGCTGTTCCCCTACGCTCGGCCCGACCGCTTCGTTCCTCCGGAACCGACGAGTGCCGATACCAGCTCGGGTAGCGCTCCCGGCCTTTCGATCACGCGCGAGCAGGCTATTGCCTTTTCCAGTTCTCAGCTCCGCCGCGCATTGATCATCAGTGCCGCGATGATCGGCGTGGCGCTGGGAGCCTGACGTGGGCGCGCCGCAGATCATATTGATTGTCCTCTGGGTGTTTAGTCTCGGGGTATTGGTAACGCAACACGGCAAGCCTGCGACAGGCGTCAAAAACGTCTGGATTGACCTCATCGCTGCTGCGCTGAACTGCGTGCTGCTCGCCTGGGGAGGCTTCTTCTCCGGGAAGGCTTGCGCGGAAGAGATCCCCCATGACGCGGCGCGCTACCAGCGCGACTTGATCCGCAACGCGCGCCTCGTCTGGGGACTGGATGCTCCGGTCGCGAGCTTCGCCGCGCAGATCCACCAGGAGAGCCGCTGGAACCCCGCCGCGCGCAGCGGTGTGGGTGCCCAAGGGATCGCCCAGTTCATGCCGGCCACCGCTAAGTGGATCAGCGGAGCCTATCCCCAGCTTGGCCCTGGGGCCGCGTCAAACCCGGTCTGGGCGATGCGGGCGCTGGTGACCTACGACAAGCACCTCTATGACCTGGTCGGAGTCGCGCCGTCCTGCGAGCGCTTCGCTTTCGCGCTGTCTGGCTACAACGGGGGGCCGGGGTGGGTGCAGCGCGATCGCGCGCTGGCCCGCACTCGCGGCGACGATCCGGCTCTGTGGTTTGGCCATACCGAGCGCTACAACGCGGGCCGCAGCGTGGTGGCTTGGCGTGAGAACAGGGCTTACCCACGCCGGATCCTCAAGACCCTTGAGCCCCTGTATGCCCGCTCCGGATGGGGTAAGGGGATGTGCCTGTGAAAGCCCTCCTCATTGCGGTACTGGGCGGGCTGGCTGCGCTGCTCTTTGGGCTCGGCGTCGGGTTCTGGTGGGGGCATTCCTCGGCCTCGTCGGCATGCACCCTGCATGCGACGACTCAGGCGCTCGCCCAGACCCGCGAGACCGTCAAAACCAACACGGCGACCCAGTCGGTTTCTGACGCTGTCGCCACCGAGAGCGCCGAGCGGCACGACCAGGTCGTCACGCGCTTCGTCCCGATCGAAAAGGAAGTGATTCGCTATGTCCAGACACCTGCTGCCGCTACTGCTTGCCTTGATGCTGACGGCCTGCGCATCTGGAGTGCCGCAAACCGCGGCGAGTTTGACGCTGCCGGATCCCCCGGCGCAGGACATGCAGCCGTGTCCGGATCTTCCGGAGCTGGCGAGCGGGAAAGCGGGGGATCTGCTGGCGAACCACGTCGCGACGGCGAAGGCTTACCAGGAGTGCAAAGCGCGGCAATCAGCGTTGGCCAAGCACGCCCGAGAGATCAAGCAGGTGCTCGATGACCGATCAGTTCGACAGAGCTCAGGAACTTGAGATCGAGGAATGGGAGCGGCGTCAAAGCGCGGCTATCCGTCCCCGGCCTGTCCGTGAATCCTCCCTGGGTTGCTGTCACTGCGGCGACCCGATTCCAGAGGCTCGCAGGAAAGCCGTGCCCGGCTGCCAGCTGTGCGTTGAGTGTCAAACCTACATCGAAACCTTATGAGCTTGGAACCCGAAACCTTCCGCAATTCGTTGTTGGCAATCAATACCGCCGGAACCTTCCTGATTGGGATTTGGCTGTACCTGGAGCGGCGCAACGACAAGACCAATGAGCGTGTCGACACCGCGATCGCGGCGATCACTGCGCTCAAGGCTGAAACCGAGCAACGGCTTGATGACCACTCAACCCGGCTTGCCCGGCTCGAAGCCGCAACCTCGAAGGCTCCAACCCACGCAGATCTGTCCGACCTGCACGAGAAGATCAACAGCGTTGCGGGCACCACCCGCGAAATTCAGGGCGAACTGCGCGGAATCAGCGATTCGCTGCGCCTGATCCTGGGCCGAATCACCGAAAAGGGAATGCAATGAACACCGCAGAACGAATCGCCGAATCGGATCGCCGCCGCGCAGCGCTGGCAGCTCTGGCCGTTGCGCCCGCCTTTCGGCTCCCGATCCGCACGCTGCGCGCTCAGCTCGAAACGCTCGGCTACGTGGTCAGCATCGACCGGCTCGCGTCCGACTGCGCCTGGCTCGCCGAGCAGAGTCTGATCGACATGCAGGGCGAGACGTCTGCCACGCTGACCGATCGCGGCCTCGATGTCGTGATGGGCCGCTGCACCGCTCCGGGTGTGCGTCGGCCGGATCCGGGTGAGCTGTAATGGCGCATCCGCAAGAGACCCGCGTCGCGTTGCGCACGTCTTTCCTTGACGGGCTTGCCTTGGAAGTCGCGGCTGCCAAGGTCGGCGTTCCTGTCGCGACCGCTCGCCGCTGGAAATACGACGCGAAGGAAGCCGGCGACGACTGGGACAAGCTCAAGAACGCCCAGATGATCGCGGCCGGTGGCGGCATGGAGCAGGCGCTCGGCCGCGTGGTGTCGATGGTGATCACCCAGGCCGAAGCCACGATGCACCTGTTGGAGACTGCTGAGAATATGCAGCCCCTGGAGCGCACCCAGGCGATCGCCAGCCTGACCGATAGCCTCAACAAGGCGAGTGCAGTGGCTGGCCGGCTGATGCCCGCGACGAGCCAGTTCGCGACCGCGATGGACGTGCTGAGGCGGTTCTCCGAGTTTGTGGCGAAGAACCACCCGTCCAAGGCGGCTGCGTTCGTAGAGATGCTGGAACCCTTCGGCGAAGAGCTTGCGAAGACCTATGGTTAAGCGGCTTGCAAGCAAGGGATTCCTCGACGAACTCGCCCAGCTCGCGGCGAGTTTTCGCACGCGCATCGAGGCCGAGTGCGCGGGCTTCGATCCCGATCCCGCCCAGATCCAGTCGCGCAGAAAGCGCGCCTGGGATGACTACGGATTCTTCGTCGAAACCTACTTCCCTCACTACGCGCGCAGCCCGCACCGCTCGAAGCTGCACGAGTACCTGTTCACCCGCCTGCCGGAGATCGTCGCCAGTTCGAAGAGCGAAACCGATGCGATCGCAGCGCCCCGCGGCGAGGCAAAGAGCACGATCGTCACCCAGCTTTTCACGCTGTGGTGCCTCGTCACCGGACGCAAGCACTACCCGGTGATCGTGATGGACTCGATCGACCAGGCGTATCCGATGCTCGAGGCGATCAAGGCTGAGCTGGAGTTCAACCCGCGCCTGACGATGGACTTCCCGGAGGCCTGTGGTCAGGGCCGGGTCTGGCAGGCCGGCACGATCGTGACGCGGGGCGATGCCAAGGTTCAGGTCGCAGGCTCAGGCAAGAAGCTGCGCGGTTTGCGACACGGCCCACACCGGCCGGATCTCGCCGTGCTCGACGATATCGAGAACGACGAGCAGGTGCGCAATCCGGAGCAGCGCGACAAGCTGCAGAGCTGGCTCACGAAGACCGTGCTGCCGCTCGGGGGCGCCGTGGGCAAGTTCGACGTCGTCTATGTCGGCACGATCCTGCATTACGACTCGGTACTGAACCGGACGCTGAGCAACAAAATGTGGCGTTCGGCCCGATTCAAGGCGCTGCTCAAGTGGCCCGACAACATGGCGCTCTGGGACGTCTGGGAGGAGCGCCTGCGCAACGGCGGCGAGGACGAGGCCGACGCGTTCTACCAGGAACACCAGGCTGCCATGGAGGCCGGCTCTGAAGTGAGCTGGCTCGCCCGCCCGCTGCTCGCGCTGATGAAGATCCGAGCCCGTGACGGGCATGACACCTTCGACAGCGAATACCAGAACGACCCCGTCGCCGGCGACAACGCGCCGTTCTCCGGGATCATTCAGTTCTGGGTCAATCGTCTGGCCGACTGGATCTTCTACGGATCCTGCGACCCGTCCCTGGGCAAGGCCGGTGCCTCGCGCGACCCCTCCGCGCTCCTTGTTGGCGGCTTCAACCGCGCGACCGGCATCCTCGACGTGGTGGAAGCCGGCATCAAGAAGCGTCTGCCAGACCGGATCATCGAAGACGTGATCGCGCTCCAGCGCGAGTGGCGCTGCGTGCTCTGGGTCGTCGAGACCGTCCAGTTCCAGGCCTTCCTGTACTCCGAACTGGTGAAGCGCTCGGCCGCCGCTGGCGTGCCGGTTCCTGCCCGCGCGGTGACGCCGATCGCCGACAAGCTGCTGCGCATCGAAACGCTGCAGCCGCACATGAAGAATGGCCTGATCCGCCTGCACCCGAGCCAGACCACTCTGATCGACCAGCTCCGCCACTTCCCGAAAGCCGACCACGACGACGGCCCCGACGCGCTGCAGATGCTGTGGGCGGCAGCAATGTCAGGTGGCGGCGTCACCAACATCAAATCAGGCCGTCGCCGCGAGGCCGGCCGCATCACAGCAGGATTCGCATGAAACCGAACGGACTTTGGGTAGGAAGCCAGTTCATGAGCTTCGCGGACGCGCGTCAAACACTCGGCGGGGAGCTCGCCACCCGCGATCGTTCTATCGATGGCAGCTCCTTCGGCTTTTATCTGCCGAACCCGGATCCGGTGCTCAAGGCACTCGGGCAGGATATCCGCGTGTACCGTGACCTGCGCTCGGACGCGCACGTCGGCGGCTGTATCCGCCGACGCAAGGCCGCAGTCAAAGCGCTGGAATGGGGTGTCGATCGCGACCAGGCGCAGAGCCGTGTTGCAAAGAACATTGAGGCGATCGTCAAGGATCTTCCTCTGGGCCAGTTGATCGGCGAGATCCTCGACGCCGTGCTCTACGGTTACCAGCCGCTGGAAATCGGCTGGGGCAAGATCGGCTCCTATGTGGTCCCGGTCCAGGTGGAGTGCAAGCCGCCGGAGTGGTTCTGTTTTGACGCCGAGAACCAGCTGCGGTTGCGCACGCGCGACAACCCCACAGAGGGTGAGGCGCTGCCTGAGCGCAAGTTTCTGCTCGCGCGCCAGGACGCGACCTATCAGAATCCCTACGGTTTCCCGGATCTCTCGATGTGCTTCTGGCCGACCACATTCAAGAAGGGCGGCCTGAAGTTCTGGGTGCAATTCACCGAGAAGTACGGCGCCCCCTGGGTCATCGGCAAACACCCGCGTGGCACGCCAGACAACGAAGCCGACGCATTTCTTGCCCAACTCGATGCGATGGTGCAAGACGCCGTGGCGGTGGTGCCAGACGATTCGAGCGTCGAGATCCACGAAGCAGCAGGCAAGGCGGCCAGCGCCGACATCTACGAGAAGCTGCTGCATTTTTGCCGCTCGGAGGTCTCGATTGCGTTGCTCGGTCAGAACCAGACCACCGAGGCCAAGACGAACTTCGCATCGGCCAAGGCTGGCATCGAGGTTACTCGCGAGATTCGCGACGGCGACAAGACGATCGTCGAGGACACCATCAATACGTTGATCCGTTGGATCTGCGATCTGAACTTCGGCGGCGTGGCCCGGCCGACCTTTTCGCTGAGGGAGCAGGAAGAGGTCGACAAGGTGCTCGCTGAGCGCGACGAGAAGCTGACGAGCGCTGGCGCTCGTTTGACGCCGCAGTATTTCAAACGCGCCTACGGGCTGCAGGACGGCGATCTGGATGAGACTCCGATCGCCGCGCCGCTGCTCGGCAAGGGGGCGCCCGAGCCTCGCCCGGCTGCCGGCGACGACGTGAGCTTCGCTGATGAAGCTACAGGCTTCCCAGACCAGCGCGCGCTGGACGATGCCGTGGCGAGCCTGTCCGCCGAGTCGCTCGACGCAGAGACGGGCGAGATGCTGCGGCCGCTGCTCGATGCGCTGATCGGCGCCCGCGATGAAACCGAAGCGTTGCGAGCGCTGGCAAAGGCCTACCCGACGATGAAGGCCCCGCTTCTTGAGGAACGCCTGGCTCAGCTCATGTTCGCTGCCGAACTGGCCGGCCGTGTCTCCGCCACACAGGATCTCGACGCGTGAGCGACAACGCACTGAGCGCCGAGGAATTCGCTAGCCTCTTCAAGAAGCCTTCAGCGGAAGCGATCGCCTACCTCGAATCGAAAGGCGTTGCGGTCACATGGGACTGGCGCGAGATGCTGGATGCCGCGCATCAGCGCGCCTTCACGGTAGCGGGCCTACTGCGCACGGACGCCCTGGAAGCCGTGCGTCAAAGTCTTGTCGCCGCCCTCGCCAACGGCACAACGTATCGCGAGTGGGTCAAGGGCATCGCAACTGAGCTGGGCAAGCTCGGCCTGATGGGGCGCCATGCCCTGGTCAACCCCGAAACGGGCGAAGTGAAGACGCTCGCGCCCTGGCGCCTGCGTACGGTCTATCAGACGAACCTGCAGTCGGCCCACATGGCCGGCCGCTGGGCGGCGATGAAGGAAGCGACCGAAAGCCATCCCTACTGGCAGTACGTCGCAATAATGGATAGTCGCACGCGACCAGGACACCGTCTTCTTGCCGGCCTAGTGTTCCGCCACGACGATCCGATCTGGGGCAGCTTCTTCCCGCCTCTTGGCTACAACTGCCGTTGCCGTGTGGTGCCGGTATCCGAGGCGCGTCTGCAGCGCAAGGGGCTGAGCGTCATGAGGTCCGCAGGCCGCCTGTCGCAAGGCGAGATCGAGATCACCGGAGGCCTGAACCCGCGCACGGCCACGATCGCGCGTTTCACGCTCGGCCCGCGCGAGTCGGTCTCGACCGATCCGGGCTTCAACAGTTCGCCAGCGCAAGCTGCCGATGCGCTGCTCGCTCAGCTCACCGCACGTCGCGCCTCCTTTTCCTCCGCGCTTGCGGCACAAGGACAACGATGATCTCGATTCAGCTCGATTCCTCCGTCGCCCAGCGCTACCTGCAGCACCTGGAGCAAACCGGCGCCGACCTTGCCCCGGTCATGCGCGCAATCGCTCACGAGTTGCTCGCAGAAACCGAGGACAACTTCGCGGCCGAGGGGCGCCCGAAGTGGGTGCCGCTGAAAAATCCCCTTGTGCGGCGCCAGGGCGGCAAGATCCTGCAGGACCGCGGCCAGCTTGCCGCGTCGATCACCGCCGACTCTGGAGGCGACTACGCCCAGGTGGGCAGCAACAAGGTCTATGCCGCGATTCACCAGTTCGGCGGGCAGGCCGGGCGCGGCCGCAAGGTGGCGATCCCGGCCCGTCCGTTCCTTCCGATGACGGCGGCCGGACAGTTGCAACCGGAGACCGAAACGGCAGTCCTGGAGATCGCGATCGCGCACATCAAGCGCGCCGCCGGTCTGTAAGTGAGCAATTCGGCGAGAACGCGCCACACGCCCATGAATTGCTCCTCTGCGTCCAGATGTCGCTCACAGAGGAAGGAAACCGCACTGCGGCGGTTTTGACGCCATTTGACGCCGGCTCTTTGCGGTGTCGCACCGAAGAGAAAGCCGTCTGGCGTGCGATAGCGCGGTGCGGAGTCCGTAAACTCGTTTAGTAGCTCGCAAAACCGCCCGTCTCGATGATGGGCGGCATGAGCACTCCACATCCGAAACCTCTGCACATATTCAAGGCCGGTCGACGCACCGCGATGAGCGGGGCAACGCTGGACTTCTCCGAGGCGGATCTCGCCGCCACGGCCGCCGCCTATGACCCGGCCAAGCACGAAGCGCCGATTGTCGTCGGGCACCCCAAGCTCAATGGCCCGGCCTTCGGCTGGATCAGCTCGGTGAGTGCAGCGGGCGGCGATCTCGAAGCGAAGGCCCGCGCAGTCGATCCCGAATTCGCCGAGCTTGTGCGCGCCGAGCGCTACAAGAAGATCAGCGCTTCTTTCTTCGCTCCCGACTCGCCGAGCAACCCGGTGCCGGGCGTCTATTACCTGCGCCACGTCGGCTTTCTCGGTGCCACGGCGCCGGCAGTGAAAGGGCTGCGTGCCGTCGAGTTCAGCGACTCCGATGAAGGCGTTATCGAGTTCGCCGACTGGGGCGATCTGCAGAACGCGTCGATGTGGCGCCGCATGCGCGACTTTCTGATTGCCCAGTTCGGCCTCGATAAAGCCGACCAGGTCATCCCCGACTACGCCATCGGCACGCTCGAAGACGCGGCCCGCGCCGAGGACGAAAACAGCAGCGATTCCGCATGCGGCTCCGCCGCATCCTTTTCCGATCCCAATCACCCGGAGATTCTCGTGACCCCCGAACAGAAGGCCGCCGCGCTGGAGGCCGAAAACGCCCAGCTCAAGCAACAGATTGCCGCAGCAAGCGCCGCAGCCGCGGCTGCGGCAGCCGACAAACGCCACACCGATCACCTGGCCTACGCCGAGCAGCTGATTACTGACGGCCTCTTGGCCCCCAAAAACCGTGACCTGGTCGTTGCGATGCTCGACTTCGCCGACGGCGACGAGCCGCTCGAATTCGGCGAAGGCGATGCCAAGCAGCCTCTGGCCGACGCGGTCAAGGCCTTCCTGGGCGAGCAGCCCAAGGTCGTGGAGTTCGGCGAATTGGCCACCAAGGACCGGGCGGTATCCGCAGCCGATGCTGCCGGTGCGACGGGCAGCGACGTGGTTGAGTTCGCCGCGCCCAGCGGATTCGGTGTCGATCCCGAGCAGCTCGCACGGCACCAGCGCGTGGCCGCCTACGCCAAGCAGCACAACCTGAGCTACGAGCAAGCGCTCGCGGCCGTCCAGTAACGGAGGTCTGCCTTGCAGAACAACATCTCGCTTCTTTCCCTGCCCATCGTTGCGACCGGCGCCATTGCGGCTTGCCGCTTCGTGGGGCCGGCTCTGGCGCTCGCCGCTGCAGCTGGCAACGCCCTGGGTGTGTCCCGATCCGATGCCGCGATTGGCGAGCGCACCACGATCGACGTGCTCGGCACAGCGGTGGTCGAGGCCGGCGCCGCGATCGCCGCAGGGGCGCTCGTCGAGGCCGATGCCTCTGGGCGTGCGGTCACCAAGGCCTCGGGCGTGCCCCTCGCGCGGCTCGCGCCGGGCGAAGTGGCGTCGGCTGCTGGCCAGTTCGTTGAAGTCATCCTGCTGCCGAACTGATCAGCAGCCACAAGAAGGAGTAATTCATGCGTCAAATGTCCCTCGGCGGCGCACGCGTCGTCGATCCGATCCTCACCAGTATCGCCCTGGGCTATCGCAACGCGGAGATGGTCGCGAATGTGCTGTTCCCGGTCGTTCCTGTTGATCAGCGTGGCGGCAAGATCATCCAGTTCAATCGGGAAGACTTCCGCATTTACGCCACCGGCCGTGCCCCGGGCACGAACACCAAGCGGGTTCAGTACGGGTACATGGGCAACCCCTACGCGTTGGAGCAGCACTCGCTCGAAGGCCTAGTGCCATTTGAGATCATGCAAGATGCCAACGCCGTCCCCAACATCGACCTGGCTCGCGTCGCGGTCATGAAGACCCAGAACATCATCCAGCTGCGCAACGAGAAGGCGGCGGCCGACATCGCCACCAACTCGGCCAACTACGGCGCGAGCAACAAGGTGACGCTGTCCGGCGCCTCGCAGTGGTCCGATTACTCCGGCACCTCGGATCCCACGAAAGACATCGAGGCGGCCAAGGAGGCTGTGCGCAAACAGGTCGGCAAGCGGGCCAACACGGTGCTGCTCTCGCCGGCTGCGTTTGCAGCAGCTAAGGTGCATCCGAAGATCCTGGAACGAATCAAGTACACCAGCCGCGACTCGGCCACTCCCGAGCTGCTCGCCAGTCTGTGGGACGTCAAGCGCGTGGTGGTGGGCGATGCGATCTACGAGGACGCGGCGAGCGGCAACCTCACTGACGTGTGGGGCAAGCACGTGGTCGTGGCCTACACCGAGCTGGGCACGCTTGCCGACGGTGGCCTGCCGTCCTACGGCTACACCTACCGCCTGCGCGGCTTCCCGGCTGTCGAGACGGCCTACCAGGACCGCAATGCCAAGAGCTGGATCTACCCGGTCACCGACGAACTCTCGCCGGTGCTCTCGGGCGCTCTCGCGGGCTTCCTGATCCAGAACGCCGCGGCTTAACCCAATTGATGGAGGCCGCCTTGGCGGCCTTTATGGAGACCCACATGAAATGCAAAGTTTTGACGCCGATCCGTCACGACGGCAATGACTACGCCGAGGGCGACGAGATCGAGCTCGCGAAGAAATCGGCCGAGGCGCTGCTTGCTGTGAGCGCGGTCCAGGTTATCGCTGAGGCTGCAGAAGAGTTGCGTGACCCCACCAAGCCCGGAGCTGACGCGCCCACCGAGCCCGGAGCCGACGCGCCCGCCGAGCCCGGAGCCGACGCGCCCGCCGAGCACGCCGAGATCGAAGCCGAAGTCCCCACGAAGACCACCAAGGGCAAGTAAGCGATGCGCTACTGCACGCTCGCCGATCTTCAGCTCGCGATCCCTGCGCGCACCCTGATCGACCTTTCCAACGATGCTGCCAGCTCAGGCTTCAGCCAGGCTGTGCCTGCGGACATCAACCAAGCGGTGGTCGAAGAGTCTGTGCGCCAGGCTGAGGAACTCGTCGATGCACACCTGCGCGGGCGCTACGTGCTGCCGCTTGATCCAGTGCCGTCCGTCATCAAGGACATGGCCGTGAACCTCGCGCGCCACTGGCTCTACGCCAGGCGTCCCGAAGGAGCGGAGCTGCCCGACGCAGTGACGCGGACCTACAAGGGGGCGCTGGATCTGCTCGCGTCGATCCGTGACGGCAAGCTCACGATCGGCACGCCTACCGGCGAAGTGCAGCCCGAGCCCGGCGAGATGAAGGTGATCTCCCGTCGCCGCTCCTTTGGTGCGGTTCTGCTGGATCGCTACTGAGATGGGGATCACACGCGAGATCGTCGAGGCGGTGCAGGAGCGACTGGCCCTGTTGTTTCCGGGGCTGGCCGTCGAGTTCTTCCCTGAGCGGCCCGCCGAGTATCGCCTGAATCATCCGGTCGGCGCGCTGCTTGTGAGCTACCTGGGCGGCAAGTTTGGCACGCCGGATGACGCCGGGTTCGTAATTCAGGGTCGGGGCGTAAAGCTGTCCGTCACCGTAGTGATGCGGCAACTCAACGGCCGCGACGGCGCGATCGATGCGTGCGATGCGGTTCGCGTTGCCCTGGTCGGTTTCAAGCCGCCCAACTGTCAACGAAAGCTCTACGTGCTCGACGAGAAGTATCTGGGCGAGACCGCGGGGCTCTGGCAGTACGCGATCGACTTCGCTACCGAGGCGGTCCAGGTCGAGGACGCCGACGTCGGCACCGAGCCGCTCATGACCCAAGTTTCCTATGAGGAGGTTGCATGAAATTCCGCTACAGCGGCCCCACGAGCGGCGTGACGCTGCGCGTGGGCGAGTCGCAGACCGAAGTGATGCTGTTTGACGGATCCGAGGTCGAGCTGCCCGAGGCGCACGACTACACAAAGACGCTCGTCGCGCTGGGTCACCTCACGCCGGTCGCGGACGAGACGCCGGTCAAGACGGCGAAGAGCAAGGGGGAGCAATAAATGCCTGCGAATTTTCTGCACGGTGTTGAAACGGTCGAGATGGAGCGCGGCCCGCGCCCGGTCACGACCGTCAAATCCGCTGTGATCGGCCTGATCGGCACGGCGCCGATGGGGGATGTGAATACCCCGACCCTGGTGGTTTCGGATCTGACGGCTGCGGCGTTCGGTGATGCCTCGCTCGCCGGCTTTACCATTCCTCAGGCGTTGGACGCGATCTACGACCAGGGTGCTGGCACGGTGATCGTGATCAACGTGCTCGACCCGGCCATCCATGTGACGGCGGTACCCAACGAAGCAGTCGTGCTCGATGGTGACAGCGTCAAGGCCGCTCACCCGGCGATCAAGCCGGGCACACTGATCGTGAAGAACGCGAGCGCGACGGTACCCTATGCCGAGGGTACCGACTACACCGTGGATTGGCAGACCGCAAAGATCACCCGCAAGGCTGGCGGCGCGATGACCGCCAACCAGGGGTTGACGCTCGCTTACAGCTACCTGGATCCGACCAAAGTCACGCCGGCCGACATCATCGGCTCCGTCAATGCGGCTGGCCAGCGCACGGGTATGAAGGCGCTGCGCGATACCTACAACAAGATGGGGTTCTTCGCGAAGCTGTTGATCGCCCCTGCGTTCTGCACACAAACCTCGGTGTCCTCGGAGCTGATCGCGATGGCTGATGCGTTGGACGCGATCGCGTTGATCGACGCGCCGATTGGCACGACCTTCGCCCAGGCGCTCGCCGGACGCGGTCCGTCGGGCACGATCAACTTCAACACCGGCTCGGATCGCGCGTTGCTCTGCTACCCGTATCTGAAAGCCTACGACACGGGCCTGAACGCGGATCGCCTTGAGCCGTACTCGCAGCGCCTGGCCGGAGCGATCGCTGCGCGTGACATCGAAAAGGGGTTCTGGTGGTCGCCGTCCAACTCCGAGATCAAGGGCATCACCGGTGTCGAACGTGCGCTCTCGGCGATGATCGACGATCCGAACAGCGAAGTGAATCTGCTCAACGAAGCGGGCATCACCACGGTGTTCAACAGCTTCGGCACCGGACTGAGGATCTGGGGTAACCGCACCGCGGCCTTCCCGACCGTGACTGCCTTGCGCAACTTCGTGAACGTGCGCCGCACCGGCGACATCATCAACGAGGGCCTGCGCTACTTCTCGCTGCAGTTCATCGACCAGCCGCTGACCCAGGCTGTGATCGACTCCCTGACTGAATCGGTCAATGGCTACGGCCGCAAGCTGATCGGTGACGGTGCGCTGCTGGGCTTCAAGTGCTGGTTTGACGCGTCACGCAATTCGCAGACCGAACTGTCTGCGGGCCACCTGCTGCTCAACTACAAGTACACGCCGCCTCCGCCCTTGGAGCGGCTGACTTTCGAGACTGAAATCACCTCGGAATACCTGCTCACGCTGAAGGGAGCGTAATCATGGCGAAAATCCAGGTCAATCGCATCACCAACGCTAACGTTTACGTCAACGGAGCCAGCCAACTCGGCAAAGCAGAAGAAATCAAGCTGCCCGATATCACGGCGATCATGACCGAGCACAAGGCGCTGGGCATGGTTGGCAAGATGGAACTGCCGGGAGGCTTCGACAAGATGGAGGGCGAGATCAAGTGGAACTCGCTCTACCAGGACGTCGCAAAGGTCATGGCCAATCCGTTCAAGGCGGTGCAGCTGCAGTGCCGTTCAAGCATTGAGGTCTATGGTGCCCAGGGGCGTACTCAGGAAGTGCCGTTGGTGACCTACCTCACCGTCCAGTTCAAAAAAAATCCGGCTGGTACCTTCAAGCAGCACGATAACGCCGAGTTTGGCAGCTCCTTCTCCTGCTCCTACATCAAGCAGGTGATTGACGGCAAGGATGTCTTGGAACTCGACTACCTGGCAAACATTTACATCGTGGATGGTGTCGATCAGCTTGCGGACTATCGCGCGAACATCGGCGGCTAACCAACTGCCTCCATCGGAGAGTTTCATTCCAGTTGCCCGGCCTTGTGCCGGGTTTTTTTCTAAATCGGTTTAGCGGACGCGCGGCGGGCTGCACACGAGACTGAGGGCTCTCGTCATATCAACGAAAGAGCACCGAAATGGATCAGAGCACCGCCCAAGCGCAGGCCGGCACCACCACCACCGAAGACGTCAACCTGGTTCCCCTCAAGCGTCCCTACACCACGCCCGCCGGCCAGCGAATCGAATCACTGACGGTTCGTGAGCTGACGGTCAAGGATCTGCGCGAATGCTCCAGCGCCGCGGGCAACGACCAAGTCGCGTTTGAAATCAGTTGCATCGGTCGCATGGTCGGGCTGTTGCCCGAAGATCTGGATGGTATGAAGGCGCGCGACTACGCGACCTTCAAGACGCGATTTCTCGACGAGGTCAGTGGCGCCAGCTGATCTGTGGCCGGGCATGGTGCTGTTGGCGCGTGTGTGGCGCTTCCAGCCCTCAGAGATCGAGGCGTTGACACTGCCGGACTTCGAGGCGTGGATTAAACAGGCGATCGAGGATGCCAGGCGCGCGCAAGAAATCGAATGACTATCGCGGCGCCCTTGATAAGCGCCGCGACAATCGCCACGACCGGCGTGACGAATATAGATGCGAACACGATTACCGGGCTGAAAAGCACCAGTGCGACGGCTCGAGTTACCCAGTCGCCCTCCATCGTCGTCCAGCACCACACAGCCAGCCCGGCAACGAGCGAGAAGTAAAGCACCTTGGCGATCGCTTCAACCTGCATTTTCATGCGCGCACTGTAGCAAGGAGAGCCCCGCGTGGCCAAGGAAATTCTGCTTGGATTCATCATTGGCGCAAAGCTCGCCAGCTCCTACTCGTCGGTGTTCGGGTCTGCCCAGCAGACGATAGGTCAGATCGGACGGGCAACGAGGGATCTGGGAGAAAAACAGCGCAAGCTGGGTGCGGACATCCAGAAGCACATAGGCACCCTGGCGCCTTCATCGATCGCCGCGCTTAACAGCCAGTACGAGCGCTTGGGCGTCACGATGGATCGCCTGCGCGCAAAGGAAGAACGGCTCTCCGTACTGCTGACACGCCGCAAGACGCTTCGTGAGGAGCGCGCAGATCTTCGCAGTCAAGGCCTCGAAACGATTGGCACGGCTGTCGCCATGGGCGCGCCCATAGCAAAATCGGTGACGATCGCCGCCAACTACCAGGACCAAATTAAGGACATTGCGATTACCGGCAACCTGGGCCGTGGTGCTGAGGCGCAGCTGGGTACGGCGCTCCGCAAGATCGCTCGGCGCACGAATCAGACGCAGGAAGAGCTGGTCAAGGGTGTCGGCATTATGGTCGCAAACGGCATGACGCCCGCGGAGGCCCAGCGCTACGCGGGTTTGCTCGGCAAATCCGCGACCGCTACGCGCGCGAGCATGGACGACCTGGCGCAGCTGATGTTCAGCCTGCAGAACCAACTGGGCGTGAAGACCGAGGCCCAGATGGGCCAAGCGCTCGATGCGCTCGCGCACGCCGGCAAGCAGGGCCAGTTCGAGCTGCGCAACATGGCGCGCTACTTTCCCGAGTTGGGCGCGCAGATGGCGAGCTTCGGTGCCACGGGGTTAGGTGCGGTCAAAGAGCTCGGCATGGCAATGCAGGTCGCACGCAAGTACGCCGGCACCAACGAGGAGGCCGCACGCAACGCGGCCAACTGGTTCAGCCACATGACGGCCGGCCACACGGTGAAGGTCTTCGGCGACGTCGGCATCGACTACAAGGCCGAGGTTATGAAGCGCGTCCAGCGGGGCCAGTCTGCAATGCTCGCTTCACTTGACACCGTTGATACCTACATCGACAAGCTCACGTCCGGCAAAGTAATTGAGGTCAAGGGGAAGAATGGCAAGGTCAAGGATCGGATCGATTTCCGTTCTGCGATTGCCCAGGCGCAGAAGAACGGTAACGAGCAGGAGGTGATGGCGCTCGTGTCACGTTTCGGACTCTCCAAGGTGCTGCAGGACATGCAGACAGTGAACTTCTACCTTGCCATGCGCCAAGGGCGCGGGATGTTCCAGAGTGGCATGAAGAGTTTTGACGCGCCGGAAGCCAAAGGGGTCATCGATCGCGACTATCAGCGCCGTGTCGAGTCGGCCAGTGAGCAGTGGAAGCAGTTCAAGATCGGCGCGACCGATGTGGCCATCACCTTGGGCAACGCGCTTCTGCCTGCCTTGGTGGATCTGCTGCGCAAGGTCAAACCGGTGGTCGAACGATTCGGTGCTTGGGCGGAGAAAAACCCGGGCCTGTTGCGCGGCATCATCGGGCTTGCGGGGGGGCTTTTGGCCGGGAAACTCGCGATGATCGGATTGGGCTACGGCCTCAACCTTGTGCTTACCCCAATCAACATGGTCAGGACCGCCTGGACTCTGCTGGGCGCAAAATTCGCTCTCTTCAATGCGATGCGCATTGCCGGCCGTTTCGTCCCGTTCGCCAATACGCTGGGGCGCGTTGGCGGGAGGATCAGCCTGGTCGGTGGCTGGGCGCTAAAGCTGGGCCGCATACTTGGCAGTGGGCTCGCAACCGGCGTACGTATCGCTGGCCAAGCTGTGCTCTGGCTTGGGCGTGCGCTGATGGCAAACCCGATTGGCCTGGTCGTAACCGCCATTGGCGTTGCGGCGTATCTAGTCTGGAAGCACTGGGACAAAGTCAAGGCCGCTGCAATAGCAGGCTTGAACTGGGCCAAGGGGCTGGGCGCACGTTTTTGGGAGGCCGGCACACACCTGGTCGATGGCTTGGTTAATGGTGTCTCGGCACGTATCGGTGCTGCGCGTGATCGCATCGTCAAGTTTGGTCGCTCTGTGCGCGACTGGTTTGCCAACACGCTGGGTATCCATTCTCCTTCGCGCGTCTTCGTTGGGATGGGCGGCAACATTGCGGAAGGTGCGGCGATCGGCGTGACTCGGGGCACCCCGATGGTTAAGAAGGCAGTTGCGGGAATGGCTGCTCTCTCTCTTGCTGCGCCAGCCCTTGCTGCAAGTGGGGCCGGTGGCGCGGGGGGTAGCGGCGGAGTGCACATTCACTTCAATCCCGTGATTCACGTCGCCAGTGGCGCGCCGGAGGCAGTGAAGGAATCGGTTGGCCAGGCACTCAAACTCTCGACCGTTGAGCTTGAACAGATGCTCCGCCGAGTGCTGGCCCAACAAAAGCGGAGGGCTTTCTGATGTTCGCCGCGCTGGGTGAGATTACCTTCGAGCTGCTCCATGTCGACGGACAAGGTACGCAGGAAGCGGCATCCTGGGCCGAGCATGCTCTGATTGAAGGTAAACCGCGGCTGCAGTGGATCGGCGAAGCGCTGACCGAAATCCGCCTCGACCTCTCGTTCCACATCGGCTACTGCAAGCCGGATGCGGAGATCAAACGGTTGCGCAAGGCCAAGAGCGACCACCAGGCGATGGCCTATGTGCTGGGCAACGGTGTGCACAGAGGTTGGTATGTGATCACCGATCTTTCGGTTACGAGCAGAAACACGGGGCCGACTGGCACGACGCTCGCAGCCGAGGTCTCGCTGACGCTGCGCGAGTATGTGGGCGACCCAGCGAAACCTGCGGCAGCACCGGCGGTTAATCCTCCGCAGTTGCCACCCAGCGCACAGCTCAGTGCCTCGACTATATCCAAGGCCGTTCAGGCCGCGCAGGCGAGTCCGCTTGCCTCTGCAGTGAGCAAGGCAGTCGCTGCCGCAGGGCAGGCTCGCGCCGCGATGTCTGCCGTATCGCAAGGCATCGCGATCGCAAAGGGCTTTTCAGCAAATCCGCTCGCCGCGCTCTCCAGAGTTCCTGGTCTGGTGAGTAACTCGTCGCAACTGGTTGAGGGACTCTCGAAGATCGCCCCCGCGCTCGGCCCCGTCGCATCTCAGCTCACGGACGCACAAGCCGTGCTGAAACCCGCCGCTCAGGCGCTGTCTGCCGCGTCTGCATTGAAGGGCGCACTGGGCGGCGTGACCGGGAAGAACGTCATGGGCCGGCTCGCTGACGCTGGCGTCAAGCTCGACGCTGTCAGCGGCGCGCTTGACGCGGCCGCGCCATCGCTCGCAAAGCTCGCAAGCCGGGTAACCACACGGAAGAACGCATGAGCTATCTGACCCACATTACCGTTGAGGGCGAGCGCTGGGATCAGCTCGCCGCGCGCTACTACGGCAGCCCCTACGCCTATGAGCAAATCATCAATGCAAATCCGGGTGTGCCGATTGGCCCACGGTTGCCGGGGGGCGTCGAGTTGCTGATCCCGGTCGTCGAGGTCGTCACCGCGGTGGCCGCCGACGAGCTGCCGCCCTGGAAGCGTTGATGACAGCCACACAACCTGTTCTAGAGCCGGTCTTTGAGGTGTGGCGTGCCGGCCGCAACGTCACGCGCAGGATCACGCCCTACGTCACGTCGATCACGTACACGGATTACGTCGAGGGGCAAGCCGACACGCTGGAGATTGCCCTTGAAGACAGCGATGGTCGTTGGCGCGATGCGGACTACCCGGTCAAGGGCGAAAACCTCTCGCTTGAGCTGGGCTACGCCGATCAGCCGCGCCTCGAATGCGGCGTTTTTGAGATCGATGAGCTTGAGCTGGATGGGCCTCCCGACGTTGTTCAACTGCGCGCGATCGCCGCTGGCGTGCTGCGGCCGCAGCGCACACACCTTGGCCGCGCTTACGAAAACACCACGCTCGCGGGGATCGCGCAGAAGGTGGCGACACGGCTTCACCTGAAGCTTGTGGGCAAGATCGACCCGGTTGCGATCCGGCGGGTGACTCAGATCCACGAGAACGATTTGACCTTCCTGCATCGCCTCGCGGACGAGTACGGTTATGCCTTTAATGTGAAGGGCACTCAGCTGGTGTTCTGGAAGCGCCGCGCACTGCGCGACCAGTCGCCCATTCTGACCCTGACGCGCGGCGATCTCACGCGCTACAACCTGCGCGACAAGATCATGGGTGTGGTCGAGGAAACGCGGATCGCCTATCACGACCCCAAGACGAAGCGCCTGCGCCATTACAAGGTGCGCGACACCGCTCGTGCGGGATCGGGCAAAGCGAGCTCAGATGTTGTCAAACACGTGGTGAGAACCGAGTCACCCGAGCAGGCAGAGACAAAGGCCTCGGCAGCTCTGGACGCGGCGAACATCGAGGCAACAGTCCTCAACTGCGAACTGATTGGTAACCTGCGCATGGTGGCGGGCGTGAACTTCACGCTGCGTGACATGGGCCGAGTCTCGGGGGTCTATCACATCGTCTCCAGCCGCCACACTATGTCCCGCAGCAGTGGCTACAGCACAAGCATCGAGGCAAAGCGTGTTCGATAATCCCGCGCTCAAATTCTTCGGCGCAGCCTTCAAGACCGGCGTCGTCAGCGCGCGCGTAGCTCGGCCTCCTCGCGTGCGTGTGCGCTTCGAGGACATCGACGGTCTTGAGAGCCACTGGCTTCCGGTTGTGGTCAAGGGCTCGCTTAGGAACAAGCACTACCACCTGCCTGACATCGGCGAGCATGTCGCCTGCCTCATGGATGCGCGCTTCGAGGAAGGGGTCGTGGTCGGTGCGATCTACTCAGACGAGGACGAGCCGCCGATCGACAACGGCGAGTGCACGCATGTGCGTTTCGGCGACGGCACGAGCATCGACTACAACCGCGAGAGTCACACTCTGACGATCGACGCCACGGGGCCGATCAACATCTCCACGACCGGCTCCGTGCATGTCACCGCGCCCAGCGCCACGGTCACGGCCGACACAATCAAACTGGACTCGCCACAGACCACCTGCACGGGCAAGCTCACCGTCACTGGCAACGTCCAGGTGAACGGCAACATCACCGCGACCGGGCGCATCACCGGGGCCTGAGTCCTTAAACCGCTTTAGTGTCTCGGGCCAACGGCGCGACGGAAGATCGCGCCATGACCCGGCTCTCAGACATTACCGCCGCCCATTGGCAACCCGCGCTCGGCAGCCCCGACACGATTGTGACGGGGCTCGCCGATATTCAGCAGGCGATCGCCATCATCTTGCGCACGCCCAAGGGCGCAGACCCACACCGCCCAGCGTTCGGTAGCAACCTGCGTGACTACCTGGACTGGCCTGTCGAGCAGGCCATCCCGCATGTGGTGCGCGAGAGCGTCGAGGCGATCCGCCGCTGGGAGCCGCGCGTCGATGTCGTCTCAGTCACCCCGACGATCGACGGGGCGCACCTGACGCTGCGCGTGGTGTTCCTGCTCGCTGACGGCGTCGAGGCGCAGACGCAGGTGGTCGTAGCATGAGTCTCCCTCGCCCTGACTTCGTGTCCCGCGACGCAGAGACGATCACCGCTGAGCTGGTCGCGCAGTACGAATCGCTGACCGGTCGCACGCTCTATCCTGCCCAGGTCGAACGCATACTCATCGACCTGGTCGCCTATCGGGAGCTGCTCTGCCGCATCGCGATTCAAGAAGCGGCCGAGCAGAACCTTGTGGCCTTCGCCCGCGCGCCGATGATCGACTATCTTGGCGAACTGGTGGATGTCACCCGCTTACCTGCGAAGGCCGCGCAGACGACGCTGCGCATCACGCTTGCCGCTGCACAGCCCGCTGATACCCTGGTTGCTGCCGGTACCCGCGTCGAGAGTTCTGACGGGCTCTTCGCCTTCGCAACGGACGTTGCTGCAACGATCCCCGCCGGACAGCTCACAACGGATGTGGCGGCCACCTGCACCACGGCAGGAACCACGGGCAACGGCTGGACGGCAGGTCAGCTAGCCGCGCTCACTGACGACCCGGGAAATGGGCTGCTCACGGTCTCCAACGTCATCGCATCCAACGGCGGCATGGACAGCGAAGATGATGACCGTCTGCGCGAACGGATCAAGCTCGCACCCGAGGCTTTTTCAACTGCCGGCAGCGCCCAGGCGTACCGCTTCCATGCGCTTTCGGCGAGCCAGGCCGTGCTCGATGTGGCCGTGCTCTCAGTCACGCCTGGCACGGTGCAGCTCTACCCGCTGGCAACGACAGGGCTCCCCGATGCGAACTTGCTGTTGCTGGTAGAGGCGACTTGCTCGGCCGAGAAAGTGCGGCCATTGAGCGATGCCGTTCAGGCGCTTGCACCCACTCAGGTCGATTACGCGATCTCCGCTTCACTCACGCTCTACGCCTGGGCTGACGCTCCGAGCGCTCAGGCTGATGCGCTCAGTGCGGCCCAGGCCTACGCCGCAAACCGTGCGGCAGGCCTCGGCCGCGACATCGTACCGAGCCAACTAGTGGCCGCACTCTCGGTGCCTGGCGTCTATCAGGTGACGCTGACCGCGCCTGCGGCGACCAATGCGCTGAGTGCCAACAAGTGGGCGCACTGCACTGGCATCCAGATCACTCTGGCGGGCACTACCAATGGCTAACCTACTGGTTCCACCGCTCGCACAGGACACCCGCAGCCAGGCGATCGACGCCCTCGCTGCGAGGCTCTCGGCGCTCGACGTGAGCCCAGTGCTCACCAGCCTTGTGGATTTGACGCCTGCGACCGCGCTACCGCTGCTCGCCGAACAGTTCCACATCCTGGGCGCCGAGGGCTGGCAGTACGCTACGACGGACGCCCAGCGCCGGGCTCTGATCAAGCGCGCGATCGCATTGCACCGCTACAAGGGCACGCCCTGGGCGATCCGCCAGGCGCTCGCGTCCTTGGGCCTTGATCAGTGCGCAATTACCGAGCGCCCAGAGGGCGCCCACTGGGCTGAATTCGATCTCGAAGTGACGCTGACCGACCGCAGCGCCGATCCATCGCTCTACGACACCGTCGCGGCAATCGTGGAAGCGTGGAAGCCCGCGCGCAGCCATCTGCGCAGGCTGGGCATTGTCGTTGCAAGCCAGGGGCAAGCCTTCTCCGCCGCGGCAACGCTGCTGGGGGACGCCACCACGGTCTATCCGTTCGCTCTCGCTGCGCAAAGCAGCTCCGGCCCGCTCTACGCCGCCGCCGCGCTGCATGGCGCCGACATCCTCACCGTCTATCCGCATTGAGACCACGATGAATTTCTACACCTTGCTCACGACCATCGGACAGGCGCAGCTCGCCAACGCGGCCGCGTTGGCCGTCCAGCTTCCGATTACCCAGTTCGCGCTGGGAGACGGCACCGGCGCGGCGATCACGCCGACCGAATCAATGACGGCGCTGACGCACGAAGTGCACCGACGCGCGGTCTCCTCTGTCCGCGTCGACGTCAACAACCCGAACTGGCTGGTTATTGAGGCCACGATCCCTGCCGACGTTGGCGGCTGGACTGTTCGGGAGGCGGGAGCATTTGACGCGGCGGGCAACCTGATCGCCGTTGGCTCTGTCCCCGACACCTACAAGCCGCTGCTCGCTGAAGGCTCGGCTCGCGAGATGGTGTTCCGGATGGTCGTGCAACTCGCTAATGCCTCAAACGTGGTCTTGCAGATCGACCCGGCAATCGTGCTTGCGTCAAGAGCATACGTCGACGGGGTGACCGCTACACATGAAGCGAAAGCAGACCCACACCCGCAGTACCGCAGGCGCCGGCCAGCATTCGACTACTACCGCAACCAGCTTTAACGGGAGATATACCCATGACCATCGCTTCTGGCCGCCTCGGCGCGGCCGATCTTGTCGCAGCAACTGACACACTGCTCTACACAGTCCCCCCCGCGACGATCGCGACAGCCGACGTGCGCATCTGCAACCGCGGCGCAGTTGCCGCGAAGGTTCGTATCGCGATCGGCGCCGGAGCCGCGCCGGCCGCCGCCGACTACATCGACTACGACACGACCGTGCCGGCCGGCGGAGTGCTCAGCGAAAGCGGAATTCCGCTCGCCTCTGGCGAAAAGGTCTGGGTGCGCTCCGATTTGGCCAGCGTATCGGCGCAGATTCGCGGGTTTGAGGAGGCCGCCTGATGAACCGCTATATCACCGGCGGCGGCGACGTTGCGCCCCAGGGAAGCCTCGTGCTGCTCAATGATGCGCTGACCGGTTATCTGCCGTGCGACGGCATGACCACATACGCATCCGGCACGATCCTCAACGATCTGCTGACTCAGACCGTGCAGACCGCGCCGTGGGGCGTGAACGTGACCTACGTGTTTGCGAGTAGCGGTGCCATTGCTGTCACGATCTCATCCGGCACTTTCAAGCGCACGACCGATGGCCTCACCTGGAACACTGTCGCCGCCCCACCGGTCGCCCCGGCCAACTACTACTGGTCGGCGATTACCTGGGATGGCGCGAAATTCATCGCCTTCGCTGGGTCGCTAACCCAGGGAAATCTCGGTATCTACTACTCGACTTCGGCCGATTGCATCACTTGGAGCGCTTACGGCACAGTGCAGGCGCCAACGTCGTCTGGAACCTCGTCCGTCTCGGGGAGCTTGGTGGCAGCATCAAACGCCACCACTGGACAATCGGTCCTCTGGTGTGGTTCGCTCGGAACCTGCTACCGCTCTGCGAATGGAACAGCCTGGTCTGGCGCAACCGGCGTCAACGGTGGCGCCAACGCAGCGAACATCGTGGGCTATGGCTCCAACTGTTTCATGCTCGAAGTCGCAGACCAGCAGTTTCCCAGGACATACAAATCCACAGACGGCGGCGCGACTTTCACGAATGTCAGCTTCCCGGTCGGCGCAAGCAAGGTCACGCCCTTGATTGGTACGCCAGGGGGAACAGTGATTGGTGTCGTGAAGTCGGCAGTCACCGGCAGCCAGCCGATGCTAGTCCGCAGCACTGATGGTGGCACGACATGGCAGGGCGTTCGCGGCTCGCCGACGCCGCTCTTCCAGCAGACATTCTCACTGACGCCCGCGTCTTCCTGCGCCGTCGGCACGACGCTCTACGTCGAAAATTTGCAGTCGACAGATGACGGACAAACTTGGACCCGCCGCGGTGTGCCGAACCCGATCGGATCCATCTCGGGTTCCTGGGCGGTCACAACAGCCTTTGCAATCGGCGGGTCGCTGTGTGCAATGCTGCGCTGGGCTGCCGGCACAGTCGCAATCCTCGCATCGGGCGCCAAGTCTGGAATCGGCATGGTCCCCTACAACCCCGGCTACTTCGTAAAGGTCGCGTGATGAACTATGTATTCGATGCGAAAGGCCGACTGATCGGCGAGAGCGAGACGCGCGTGCCGCGTTCGACCAATGTGGCTCCGCCGGCGGGCACGACGCCGGCGGGCACGGAATGGCGCTTCGTGGATGCGCTGCAGCAATGGGTTGCCCTGCCTGAAGAAGAGGAAGACGTTCCGTCAGTGCAGATGCCGACCCTGGTGGTCACAGCAGTGCAGGCCGACGCAGAGCATGCAGCTGCGATGCAGGCCAATGGCGTGACGGACATTACTTGCCCGGCGGGGGCCGTGTTGACCTTTTCTGCCGAATTGCGCGACGCAGAGGGGAAGGTGCTGCTGCTCGACGACAGCTTCCGCATGCCTGTGCGCGCGCGTGACGGCCGCGAGCGCGTCGTGATCGCTCAAATGACACAGGGCATCGTGACCATTGAGGTTCCACTGCGTGAGTCCGGCGTCTGGTCTGCAGATGAAGAGACGATCAACGCAGCACTTCCCGCGCGGTCTCAGATGCGCTTTGCAGGCATCACCGTGTTCGCGTTTGACGCGGTCTGA